GATTGGAATATATTTAGCACCATCACAAGAAGAATTTGAAGCTGACAAATTAAAATATTGTAGCGAATATATTGAGGGAGAAAATTATATTTCTTATATTGAAATAAAGAATCCTATTGTTGAAGATGGACAAGTAAGAGAGATGACTATATCAGAGCAAGTTCAAGCTGGAATTGTGATTTTGACAGATGGACAATATTTGGAACACGGAGAAGTAAAAACTATTGAAAAACCAAATCTATATAACACTTGGGACAACAAGAATAATACTTGGGTAGAGGATAAGGCAGAAAAACTGAAATATTTAAAGGAGTTGAGGTATCAAAAACAACAAGAGTTTGTTAAATATAAGAAAGAGCTAGAAGAAAAAGAAGGAGAAAAAACAGAATTTGAAAGTTTAGGTTTTGACATAACTGAAACTGAGGAAAGGATAACAGAGATAAAGTCCGAAATGGATTTAATAAAAATAGAAATAGCAAAATTAACAAAAGAAATTAAAAAAGTAGAAAAGGAAGTGGCATAGATGAATTTTGGGAAAGCATTTGAAGAAGTAAAAAAAGGAAAAGCAATGAGATTGCCGCAATGGAACAAGGATGTAGTGATAAAAGCACAATTTCCTGACGAAAATAGTAAAATGACAGCTCCATATCTATATGTGGAATCCAGATACGGTAGAGTGCCTTGGAAAGAAACTATGATTGAATTATTTAGTGAAGAATGGGAAGTGGTATAAATGAATAGATTTGACAAAATTTTCAGCTTTATGTTGGCTGTCGAGGGTGGCTATACCAACGACAAGAATGATAAGGGTGAAGAAACAACTTGGGGAGTTACTAAAAATGAAGCAAGAAGAAACGGATACAATGGCTCTATGAAAAATTTAACACAAGATTTTGCAAAAAGAATACTTGAAAAAGACTATTACCTGAAAAATCGTTTGAATGAAGTAAAAAATGACAAGGTTGCGTTATCAATATGTGACTGGAGTTTTAACTCAGGAAAATGGGCAACTAAAAAGGCACAGGTAACATTAAACAGATATTTTGGCTATAATCTAGTTGTGGATGGTATTTTTGGAAGCAAGACTATAAAAGCCTTGAATGAAGTGGAAGAACAAGGAAAATCAGAAGAATTTTTGAGAGATTACCACAGTATACAGAGAAAATTTTATCATTCTGTAGTTGAATATAATCCAACACAGAAAGTTTTTTTGACTGGGTGGTTGAATCGTGTTGATAGAAAAGAAAAATATTTGAAGGAGATGGTGTAAGATGAAAAAAATTTGTGTAATAATTGGGCACGGCGGAAACGATTGTGGAGCAATTAACCCTCATACAAAAGAGACTGAACTTGCTTACAATACTGAACTTGCTGATATGCTTATGGAAACATTAAAAAATGAGTATGAAGTCGTAAAATATAACAGGGGATATAACAAGGTTGAAAATATTGGGATAGTCAATGGTTATAAATCAGACTTGATTTTATCGTTGCACTGTAATTCGTTTAACGGAATTGCTTCAGGAACAGAAGCACTTTACTGGTATTCAAGTGAAAAATCTAAAAAATTGGCAGAGATATTAAGTAAAAATATTTCCGAAACTTTTGGAATCCATAACAGAGGAGCAAAACCAAGAGTTACAAATGAAATTAAGAAACGGAATCCTATTAAATTCAAAGATATGGAAACAAGGGGAAGTTATTTGCTTTATAGGACAAATGCCCCTTGTAACATTATTGAACCGTTTTTCATAGATAACGATAGCGATTTGAAGCTCGGAAAAGAGAAAAAACGGGAATATGTGGAAACGATAAAAAAATCTATAAAAGAATATTTTGAAGGAGTGATGTAAAATGAACGTGATAACAACAGTATTAAATCAATTTGGAGGAAATATAATAAATCTAGTGGCAGTAGCATTGGCTGGATTTGTAGTAAAGGGAATTTCAACATATCTTGTAAAAGGATACACATATTTGCTTAAAAAGAAAATGGCAAGATACATAGCACGGTTTATACCAAACGGGATTGCATTCGGGGAACTGCTGAAGGGGGTCAAGCCCAATGAGGAAAGGCTGGTGCAGGCTGTATTGACAGTACAGAATTTAGTTCTGAAAGCTTTTCCGCCAAGACTGAGACCGACTGTTGACAAATTAATTGATGAAAACGCTATCGCAAGAGAAATAGAAAGAAAGCTCAATGAGGATAAACAGAAGGGTTTAGCAAAAGCTCCAGTACTGGAAGAATAGTAGAAAAACTGGAGCAGAAAACGGAAAAAATAATTGAAAAAACAACTGACAAGGTGGTAGATAAAGCAATTGAAAAAGTAGTGGAGAGCGAAAAGCTCTCTGCTACTGATAATAAACTGAATTTTAATATTATTGACTACAAGCGTGATTATTCAAGGTCAAATGTTTATGCTGACATTAACTATCGTGATAATTTCAAAGGCGATAGGGAATTGTTAGCACGTGCTGGGTTTATCTACTATCTAGGAAGAAAGTAGGAATAGCAATGCAGTTAAAGGAGCTTATGCTGTACATAGAAAATCATGGGATTTCAATAGTTTTTATGTGCTTAACAATAATAATACTCTATCGTTCTGTAGTGCCTTTTATGAAAGAAGCACTTGAAACACAGAAAGAAATGAAGAAATTCATGCAGAGCATGAACATGAACACTATGAGAGGTAAAGGTCTTGAAATGGTGCTAAACTTTACATCTCAGGGACTAAGATGGAGCTTACAGAAAAGAATAATTCAGTACATTATTGATAATAATATCAGTCTCAACTGGATAATCATTTTAAGAGAAATAGACCTTAAGATTGAGGAGAAAAAGCATGAAATATATACGGATCTGAGAGATATAATTGACAAGGCTGTATTAAAAGTGTTCATGACAATTCTTGATGAAGAGCTCACAGAAACTAAAAATCTTATAATTGCTCTGCTTGAAGATTTAAAAGAGCATGGTAAACATGATAAATCACTGTATGTGACAGCAGAAAGAAGTGTAGAAACACATTTTGAACATTTTGAAAACAGGATGTATAATAATATAAAAGATTTATTGAATTAGGGTAGCTATTATTAGTTACCCTTTCTTTTTTTATTGACTAACTAAGAAAGAAATGATATAATCTATCATCAACCTATCTGGGGAATCTCTATTGAAAATAATCATAAATGTAGTAGTATACTCTGCATTTTTTATCAATGTATATGAAAAAGGAGGAACTCTTATGAAAATGATTTTTAATTTAGGGAATGGTGCAGTATGGGGGAATTCCAGATAGAAAAGTTGACGGCACCATTAATCCCTCACCAGTAAATAAATATTTTAATATATATTGACAGTTGGTATGCTGTCTTTTCTATTGAAAAACAAAGAATGATGTGGTACAACAGCCTTGTTAATAATATGCAATCTTTTTCGTGATTATCATCCAATAGTCAGCTATCTTTAGTTGACTATTTTCTATTCTATTTTTTCAAAAAAAGATTTGCGCTTGATTTTTTTAATTAGTTAGGG